GAAAAATTAATCCTTCTCAAATAACTTCTCTTAAAGGCGTATTAAAAAAATAGCGTAAGCGTGTTGTTTTTAATTGCTAGACAAGGGATAATGTAAAAAAGAGGTTATTAATATGAATAAAACGGAAAATCCGTTTCAGAATAACGAAATAAATAACACGGTTGCAGAGTTTGAAAAAATCTTGTCTCCTGAAGAGGAAAAAGTCGAAGAAACAAACGAAGAAACTGTAGATGATCCAGTAGAAGCTGAAATCGAGGAAGCGATAGAGTCAGAAGACGAAATTACGGAAGAGATTGAAGAAGAAACTGAAGAATCTGAAGATGATGAAATTGAAGCTGAAGATGAAGAGGAGCTTGAACTTTATACCGTTAAAATTAACGGCCAGGAAGAACAAGTCAACCTTGATGAATTAAAAAGCGGATATAGTCGGACACAAGATTATACTCAGAAGACACAAAAAATAGCTGAGATTGAAAAAGACCTGAAAAATAAAGAAGGTCAAGTAAATCAGCAGACTGTAGAAATGTCTGAAGAGAGAGCTTTATACAAGGAATTATTACCTAAAATGCAACTAGCGTTAAAAAATAACCTAGAAGCAGAGCCGGATTGGAATAAACTCATTGACGAGAATCCACAAAAATACTTGAAGCTTAAAGAAGAATGGAGCAATAAAAACGATACGTTGCAGTATGTCGAAAATGAAATTGCAAGAGTTCAAGCGGAACAACAAAACGTAGAAGCTCAGAACTTGCAAAAAATGGTTGACGAAGGAAAACAACTTATCTCAGAAAAAATTCCAGAGTGGCAAGATGAAAAAATTGCCAATAGCGAAACGAAAGCTATGATGGAATATGCTCAATCTTTGGGTTTTAGTGGAAATGAATTGTCGGAGATATATGACGGAAGATTAGTTTTACTATTAAGAGACGCTTGGTCACATAGCAAAACTAAAAAAGCGATTAAATCGAAACCGAAATCTTCTCCTTCAAGAGTCGCCAAAGCGGGAACTTCTAACCGAATCAAAAGTAATACTCCTAGAAAAAAAGCTATGCAAAAACTTAGACAATCTGGAAAAGTTTCAGACGCGTCAAAAGTTTTTGAACAACTTTTATAACAATTTAACAAGGAGTCCATAATGGCACAAATTAGTAACGCGTTCACTACAAGTGACGCAACATCAAATAGGGAAGCTCTATCTGACGTCATAGCTAACATTGATCCGACTGCTACACCTTTTATGTCTTCAATTGGCACAGAAAATGTTGATAACGTAACTTTTTCTTACCAAAACGAAACTTTAGGTTCTGTAAGTGGTACTGGAGAAATTGAAGGTTTTGAAGTCTCAAGACAAGCTTCTATTCCAACAACTAGAGTATCTAACGTATGTCAGATCAACAGTTTAAATGTCACAATTTCAGGGTCGCAAGAAGCGAGTAACAGCGCCGGTAAGTCAAAAGGCGAACTAGCTCACCAACTTGCTCTAGCTTCTAAGAGATTGAAAAGAAACATGGAAACTGCTTTATCTCAGAACCAAGGTTCTAACGCGGGTAACTCTTCAACTGCAAGAGCTACTAGATCATTTGAAAGCTTTATTGCTTCAAACGTAAGCGCCGGAACTGGTGGATCAAACGGTAGTAATACTGCGGGTCGTACAGACGGAACTCAAAGAACTTTAACTGAAGCTTTATTCAAAGATGTTCTTGAAACTTGTTTCTCTAACGGAGCAGAGCCGTCTATTGCTATATGTGGCGCTCATAATAAGGGCGTTATATCTGGTTTTACTGGCAGAGCTAATACTAGAGCTACAGTTGATTCTGGTACAGTTGAAAACTCTATCTCAGTTTATGCAGGAGACTTTGGAACTTTATCCATTGTTCCTTCTAACAGAAGCAGAGACAGAAGTGTTCTTTTAGTTGATCCTGAATATGCAAAAGTATGTTTCTTGCGTAATTACCAAACAATCGATTTATCGACTATTGGAGACGCTACAAGCAAACTATTACTTGCAGAGTTCGGCCTTAAAATGCACGAACAAGCTCACGGATTGATAGCTGACTTATCAACTTCATTATTAAAAGTAAAATGAGAACTTTGTTATCAGTTAAAAGCGGTTTCGTTTCAGAATTAATAACTGAAGACGATAAAACAGTAGCTAAATCGACACAAAATATTGACGATACACTAGCTTATGTACGCCATTTAGCTGAACAACCAGTCGGGAAAGATATGCGCCACGTTGCTGAAGTACCACAAGTTATTTGGGAAAAAGCAGTTCAAGAAGGTTGGTCGAAAGACAAAGACGCTTGGAAAAAATGGTTAAACGATCCGGCTAACAAAGTGTTTAGAACATGGCCAGGTAAAATATGACATACGCAGAACTAAAGACAGAAATAGCATCTTATCTAAATAGAACAGACTTAACTGATACTCAGCTTAATGGCTTTATTGCTAAAGCCGAAGGCGAATTAAATCGAAAATTAAAACACAAGGATCAGATTAAAAGATCACAAGCAACTTTAGACGCGCAATATACACAACTCCCCGGAGATTTTGTTGGCATTATTAATGTTGACTTGCAAGGTGTAAACCCGCCAGTAGCTTTATTTCAACAATCTTTAGAAAGTTTAGATTTATTTCGATCTTCAATTGGAGACGCTTCCGGGCAACCTAAATATTTTGCAGTTGATGGAGACACTATTGAAGTTGCTCCTACTCCTGATTCAGTTATTAAAATTCAACTTACTTATTATGCAGAAATTCCATCTTTATCTAGCACTAACACAGAAAACTTTTTATCGAGAAGTAATCCAGATGCCTATTTGTATGGAAGTTTAAAACACGCTTCAATTTTTTTAATGGAAGATGAACGAGTTCCTTTATTTAGTACACTTTTTGAAAAAACTTTAGAAGAGTTGCGAGTTCAACAACAAAACGCAAGTTTTGGCAAAGGCAGTTTATTAAAAAGAAGAAGAACTTATGGAAACAACAATCGACCAACTTATTATTACAGTAAAAATTAGAGGAAATTATCATGTCATTTAGTAATTATTTAGAAGACAAAGTATTAAATCATGTTTTTGGTGGCACATCTTACACAGCACCATCAACTTTATATATAGCATTATTTACCACCGCTCCCGGAGAAGATGGTTCAGGTGGAACAGAAGTTACAACTACCGGAACAGCTTATACCAGGCAAACGGGAGTATTTACAGTTTCTAGTGGAACAGCGTCTAATACAAGTGCAATTGAATACGCTATAGCTTTAGCAAATTATGGAACAGTGGTAGCAGTAGGAATTTATGATGCTTCTACATCAGGCAATTTATTAGCCTATGGAAATCTTAACAGCTT